CACAGACACCTGCTCCAGTGACTCCTCCTGTGGTTCCTCCTGTTACACCTCCTGTGGTTCCTCCTGTAACGCCTCCTGTGACCCCTCCTGTTGTTCCTCCTGTAACGCCTCCTGTTACACCTCCAGTTACACCTCCACCGCCTGACTGTTCAACTGCATTCTGTGGTAATGACCCTGGACAGGCTTGTTGCTTCTACTCTGGTGGAGTTTGCCAGTTCTGTTAATTAATATATCTATATTAGTATCTATACTTTTTTTATGTCATATGTTATAATTAATATTAATAATAAGGAGAAATTAATGCCTAGTAGAAAATTTGTTATTATTAATGGTAGTAATAATATTGTTGGCGGAATAGTAATGTTTGATGATAGCAATATACTTCAGCAAGGATTGATTGCTGGCATTCTTTCCGAGCCAGATGTTATTGAAGTGAGTCCATATTCAAAATCATCAATTGGCTGGAAGTATATTAATGGAGTAGAATATGCTCCAGAAGGATTAGGAGCTAATACATAATGTCAGCAAAAAAATTTATTCTAGTTGTAGGTGAAGATGTTGTTGGAGATATGCTCATGCCACATGCAAGTAAGTTTCAAAGTATTATTGATGCACTGTCAAATAATCCAAAATTTATTGAAGTACCAGCAGATTCTGAAATAAATAAAGGCTGGGAATGGGATGGTAACGAGTTTCATCCTCCAATATCTTAGATTGAAATATAGTGTCAGAAAATAAAAAGTCTGCATGGCAACAATATAAAGAAAATCTCGGAGAAACAAGACCTTGGGATATGATTATGCCAAGAACTGATATGGCTTCTGAAGAAGAAGCCAACAATAGATATTCAATATGTGATTCATGTCCTGAGCTGGTTAAGTTAACAAAACAGTGTAAAAAATGTGGATGTTTTATGTCAGCTAAAACAAAGCTTGCTTTAGCAAAATGCCCAATAGGAAAGTGGTAGAATGAATAGAGAAGCATTTATTATATCTGATGTTCTTCCATCAGAAGAGTTTAATATTGGAAAAGACTATTTTCTTAATCACCCTACAATGAGAAATAGTCAAGTAGATGAGTGTGGTAGATGGCTCATAGGAAGTGAAGACTTTATGATTAAAAAATATCATGACATGCTCCTTCCACTAGCAAGAAAAGTTTTTAAAAGTGATACTTTGCTTCCCACTAATGCTTTATTTGCGGAGTATACAAAAACAGGGTCTACTCTGCATCATCATTACGATGCAAATGCCTGTACGTATACGATAGATTTATGTTTTTATGAAAGCCATAAATGGCCATTAATTGTAGAAGGAAAGCCATTTTATTATAATGAAAACGAAGCCGTTTGCTTCTTTGGAGAAGAACAAGAGCATTGGCGTGAAACTTTAAATGAAGAAGATATTAAAATTGGAGTTGCTTATTTTCACTATGTTGAACCTACCCACTGGTACTTTACAGAAGGGCCTGAGTATGTCGAAGAGGTAAGAAATGATTATAGGTCAAAAGGTTATACATACAATAGAATAAATAATACTGGCATGGCTCCTCTTTAAAATGGAAAAAACGATAAAAAGTTGGTTTAAAGATCAACTTAAACTTATAGAAATAGAAACATTTTCATATTGTAATAGAAAATGTTGGTTTTGCGCCAATTCTACGATAGATAGACACTCTCAAAATAATCTTATGCCAGAAGAAATGTACTTATCAATAATAAATCAATTGTCAGAAATAGATTATTCAGAAGAAATAACTTATAGTAGATATAATGAGCCATTGGCTTATAAAGAAATAATTTTAAAGCGTATATTTCAAGCAAGGGAAAGATTACCAAAGGCAAAATTAAGAACTAATACAAATGGAGACTATGTAACAATTGAATACATTTATAGTCTTAGGGACGCTGGGCTAAACGAGCTATTTATACAGCAGTACCTTTCAAATAATGAGTTATATAATCATGAAAAAATAAAGAAGCGCATGCTAGACAAAATAAAAGCCCTTGGTGTTAGTTATTCAATTGTTTCTGATGTTGAAAATCAAAGAATTGAATACTCATTAGATATAGAAGGAATTACTGTTAACCTCAGAGCTAGAAATTTTGCCATTGAAGGAACATCTAGAACTGAAAAGGTTGCAGGATTTAATGATAAGTATGTTAGAACTAAGCCATGCATGCAAGTATTTAATAATATGTATATAGATTATAATGGATATGTTATGGTATGCTGTAATGTAAGATCAGATGTTCCTTTGCATAAAAATGGAGTCATGGCTCATATAAATGACGCACCTATTTGGGATATATATAAAAATGAAAAGTATAAGCCTTGGAGAGATAGCTTAATTGATGAGTCTCCAAAATCTGGAATATGTGCTGGATGCAAAATAGATATAAATTTTTTAGGTGGGGAAGATGCTTGAAGTACCTCTTTTAAATTATGATACATATTATGATGAAGTCATTACGTTAGAAAATGAAGACTTGCCAATTTATGTATTTAAGAATGTAAGAATTAATCCACATTTAAAAGACAAGAAACATTATGATATGCGTGGGAACTGGATGTGTATATCAGATGGAGGAAGGCAATATGGACATTATATAAAAGAATATATTGGCGGATTTGTATACTGTAGATCTATATTTAAAGACCTAAAGCCGTTTTTTGTAGAACCTCATTCAGGGCATGATGTATATGGATCCCACCCTCTTTCAGATATAATAAGCTTTGCTAATGGGAAAATTATGAATGATTTTGGAGAAGAAAAAATATATCTATACGGTAATGAAATTCATGAAACAAGTTTTTTTATAGAGAATCTTATAATAATGATGGATAACCAAAAATTACTTTTTAACTTGCAGTATCCCTTTTTTAGCGAACACCATTGTCCACAGGTTTCTAAAGCCTTAGCTAAATACTTTGAAGAGTATAAGGTTACAGACGAGTCTTTCTCAAAAAAAATATTTATGAGTAGAAAAAATGTTAGTCAAGATTTAAAAGAAAAGAATTTACATATTCACGGATACTTTAAAAATAGATATTTTGAGGAATGGGTGGAGGATGCCATAGAAAATGCTTTTATTGACAAGGGGTATTCTATAGTTACATGGTCAGGAATGCTGTTGCAGGATCAAATAAAAATTTCACATAACGCAACACATATTGCAGGAATAACTGGAACATCATTCCATAATGGAATGTGGGCCCAGAACGGTACAAAATTTTATGCTGTTAGGCCAAATAATATATATATGTTTGACTGGGAACACGACATAGTTAACTCTTTAGAGGACATATCTTATAACTATATAGATACGTGGAATTGTAAGTCATACGACGAGATCTATAATTTAGTATTTAATTCTATAAAAGATTAAAGTTATTATCATTTTCATATATAGACATATCTATGCTATTTAACATTTTTATTTCTTTTTCTAAAGAAGTCCCTCTAATTTTGTCAAAATAAAATGCACCAGCGTACCTTTGCGCAAAAAGATGTTCTGGAATCCAGGGAGTTTTGATAGTCTCATTAATTCCAATATTGGATAGAATTGTGTTGGCGACAAGATTTTGTCTATCCTGACCATTAAAAAGGTTGTCTCTAACCAAAAGGTTTATCCTTTTTGCTCTATTTAAAATTAATTCATAAGAAACATTATTTAATCCACTATGAAGAGCCCTTGATTGATAATTTGGAGTGTGAGACGTATGGAGCCATTTTTCAAAATCATCTATTGATGGAATTAAATTGTCATCAACATGCACACCGCTTGGATAAATTTTTCTTGTATTAAATTGATCAAATATATATGAATATGTAAAATCTGCCAATGTTCTATCTACAGGATTTCTAAAAATTGAAAAAATAAAAGCATTTTCTTCAAGGTCACGCCACATATTATGATCATGATGATTAATATTAAGCGAAGTATCTATACCATGTCTATTCATAACCTTATATAGATTATGCATTATGTTTATGTCCACAGACGCATTTATGGTATAATTTAAATGTAAAAAGTAAAATTGGTTATACATGTATACTAGTATAGCAATATTTTAATAAAAAGGAGTTAGGCATGAATAAGGTAGATACAAGATCAATTAAAAATTTTTTTTCACCAGAGCTTTTTGAAAAAGTCAAGGAACAAGTTCTTGCAAAAAATTTAGGGCCAGATGGTCCACACTTTTATCATACTGTTGCAGGAAGATGGCTAGAAGAAATTCACTTCGACTCAGAAACAGAAGCGGAAATATTAAAGATTGCAAAGGAAACATTTGGATCTGAAACTATCCGTAGAGCTGGATTCCATACTGGAAGATATCAAAAACAAAATGGAATAAAGCCACAACTATGGAAGCATTACGATCAATCTGCATGCCAATACTCATTAGATATTTGTATTGACAAGAACCTTGATTGGCAATTAGCAGTAGATGATGTTTATTATGATGAGCAACCAAATGACTGCATTGTATTTTGTGGAAATGAAAGCATGCACTGGAGGCCAGAATTTCCCACAGAAGATGAAGACAAATTTGTACATCTTTTGTTTATGCAATTTGCAGAACCAGATCACTGGGCATTTCAGCCAAATGGACATGCAGAAAACTCATATAAGTCAGATTTTAAATTTAGGGCTAAAATGGGTTACTGGTCAATGCCTGACTATACAGACGGAAGACCAATTTGCCAATGTTGTGACTATAGACCAGTTTTAAATTTTGAAGAGCGATATCAGTCTGAAAAACATTTATGGGAAAATAAATAATATATTAATATTGTTTTTTTACAAATTATTTAGTATACTGTAAAAGTCAAAAGGAGAATAAAATGACAATAGACTATAACTCAATGCTCACAGACGAGCAGAAGCGCAATATCCTTCAGCAACGAATTTCACAGTTTGCAGCAGAGGCATATCAGCATTCATTGAATAAGCAGACATGCGAAACACTTGAAGATGCAGCTGGAATTGAAGCCGCAGACAAGTCCCTTTCTATTCTAAATGCAGCGCTTGAAGTTCATCAAAATGAACTAAATGCTTTGCCAGTAGCACCTACAGAGTAATTTTGTTTTTAGAGGATCCTTTGGTATACTAACAATATGGCTACCAATTTTCCAACATCATTAGATGCTCTCACAAACCCCACATCTTCTAACAAGCTAAATGATGCTGGTGTTGTGCATGCTGACCAGCATGCCAATGCTAATGATGCTATAGAGGCATTGCAAGAAAAAGTTGGTGTTAATAGCTCAGCAGTTACAACATCTTTAGATTTTAGAATTTCACAACTAGAAAAAACATTTACAGCATTAGCAAATGGAACTCTTGCCCTAGCCCTTGCTGCAAATAGAAATGTTAGAGTAACTCCAACTGTAAGTGGATCATTTACAACTACAGTTCCAGCAGCTGGCACACGTTGTAGTTTAGTTGTTTTAACAAGCGGAACAACATCTTATACTATGACATTTGGAACTGGATTTAGATCTCAAGGAACTCTTGCTACAGGAGTTACTACCGCTAGATATTTTGTTTTTGATTTTATTTCAGACGGTACAAGTTTATTAGAAGTTTCAAGAACAATCGCAATGGCATAAGGGGTATAGATGTCATACCAGCTAAAAGTTATTAAAGATAATCCAATAGGCTTTTGGCCTTTAGATGAACTTTACACAAGTTTTTATTCTGTATCTACATATAACGATGCGGCAACAACATACAATGAGCCTGCTTATTATAATTCTTCCGCTATTTATACTTCTGCTGCTTCAGATTATTCTGGATGTGGAAACAATGGAACTTATAGTGGAGACTTTACGCTAAATGATTATATATTGCCATTAGTATCAGGCGGATTGTATGGAACAAGTATTACAAATAATGGAAGCATTCAATTCCCATTAGTTTATGATTATAATGGAATTGAATTAAAAGGTGGGCTTGCAACTAAATATACTTCAGATAATGATTTTACGTTAGAATGCTGGGTTTATCCAAAAATATCTTCTGCTGCCCTAACCCCAATCTTTGCAGATGATGCAAACAATATAGGAATTTATTATGAAGATGGAAACATTGTCTTTTTACTAGAAAACAAAAGATTAGATTTTAGGTTGCCATCAATAAATCAGTCATTGCATATTTGTGCAACATATACACCAACTTCAATTAGTTTATTTATAAATGGAGAAAGAGCTGGATCAATATTTTACGATAAGTATACTTTTACAAACAGTTCATTTCTTCCACAAGTTGGTCCCACTACTATTTCTTCAGACTCATTTATTATAGATGCACCAGCTGTATATAGATATGCTCTACCTCAAGAAAAGATTAAAATGCATTTTAATGCATTTAGCGGAATTAATCCAATACAAATAGTTGGTCCAGATAATGGAATTTTATTTACTTTGTCTGAAAAATCAATTAAAAAAACATTTTCTTATTCGTACCCATTTAATAAAAAATGGAATCAATTTGAAGCAGATGGATTATACTATGAAGAGACTGAAAACTATATAACCGTTGACACTGATTTAAATCCAGTAGTTTTATACGATATTTTTTCAGTACCTAGTGCTATATCATTTATTTCCTCAAAGGCTGAGTGGAGCGGGACTAAAGGTGTATCAGTAGAAATAAGTACAGATGGAACAAACTACACAGAATGCGTTAATGGAAGCGCAATTCCTGGATACATTTATGGGAATAATTCTTTTTCTTCAAATACAGTTATATATGTAAAAATAACTTTAGACAGCTCAGACATATCAAAATTTTTTCCAAAACTTTATTCTTTGTCCTTTAATTTTTATTCAAGCAAAGTTTTATTTGCGGATAATCATGGAGAAGATATTGAACCTGAACAATCAAATTTAACGCTATGGGATTATGATCTATCTTCAGAGGATTATCCAGTTCTTTTAAGAAACAAAAATAACGGAATTAGGCCATATGATTCTGGGTTTCCAATAAATACATTTATGTCTGTAAGAACCATAGAGATGTTTTTTACTCCAATAAGCTTATCTTCTAATCACCTTTTTTATCATGACTCAGCATACTATTCCTGGAATAACGCTGGAGTAGTTACAAAAAGTGGAATATCTGCAATATATATAAACGGTGTAGATAAAACATCTGCTACAAATATAAGTTCATTTATATATCCAGATGAACTATATCATATTGTTATAGTTTTATCTTCAGCAATTTCTAATAAAATATGGTTTAATGTTAAGGTAACTGGTGGTGTATGGTCAGGTTCTGGCCCAAGAAATTTGTACAAAAATATAGCGATATATCCTTCAGCATTTAGCTCATCTTTGGCCTTAAGCCATTATGAACTATATACCCAAAAACCTTCTGCTTTATCGCAAGATACGTCAATGACATTTACAGAAAATGGATATCAGGTACACAATTATGACTGGATTGTGGTTAAAAGTATTTAATTTTGTACAGATTGGTGACAAAAGTCTGGACTTATATACCAAATGATGGTAAAATAAAAGTCCTATGGATATAAAAACAATAAATACTAAAATTTTAGAAGAGGAAACTACTCTTGGGATATACGTCTGGGAAATGCCAGATGGAAGGTGGATTGGAGATGATGATGGGAATTTTCTATCTATAACATCTAAAAAAGGAAATAGGTCTAGAATGGATGCTCTAGCAAGAGAGGTTCGTTCGTATGGAATTCATGAAGGTAGTCCTAAGTTTTTATCTGGAAGACGCAAAATCGATGACGAAGAATTTGAGTATCAGAAAAAAAGACTAGATTGGGGATTGGTCCCAGATCCTTTGGATATTGGAAATCACAAAGATGAAATGAAAAAATTAAGGGGCTTAAAATAAAATGGAATTTATTAATGATGAAACATATAACAATGATATAAATATTTCAAATGCTATAGACTGGGCTTTGCTTAGCAAAGAAGCCGTAGCAAACAGTGATCCATTTTCAATAAATCTTGACGCATTAAAAAAAGTCGGCGGACTAAGCACTTCTTTTAAAAGAAAAATGAATAGAGAATTTTCTAAAAGATTTGTGGGTCAAGAGGGAACTGCAACACAACAAAACCTTTTAGCACAAGCAATTACTGGCTATGCAATGTTCGACTTAATAGAGCCACCATACAACCTAGATTATCTTTCAAGAGTTTATGAGCTTTCTACATATAATTATTCTGCTGTAAATGCAAAGGTTTCAAACATTGTAGGCCTAGGATATGATTTCGTTGAAACAAGAAAAACAAATGAAGCATTTGATTTAATATCTGACGAAAAGCAATTAGAACGTGCACGCAAAAAGCTAAATAGATTACGTCAAGATTTAAATACTTGGCTAGATGAAACAAATGAAGAAGAGTTGTTTATTGAAACTCTTAAAAAAGCCTATACTGATTTAGAAGTAACTGGAAATGGCTATATTGAAATTGGAAGAACAACAAGCGGAAACATTGGTTATATTGGTCATATACCAGCAAAGACAATGAGAGTTCGTCGACTACGTGATGGGTTTATTCAATTGCTTTATGGTAAAGCTGTATTCTTTAGAAACTTTGGAGATACCGAAACGGAAAATCCAATTGCAGGTGTAGCGGACAGGCCAAATGAGGTCATACATTTAAAAAAATATACACCAACAAATAATTATTATGGAATACCAGATATCGTAGCAGCAACAAATGCTTTAGCTGGCAACGAATTTGCAGCTAAATATAATTTAGATTATTTTGAAAATAAAGCGGTTCCAAGATATATAGTAACAGTAAAGGGGGCAAAGCTTTCCCCAGAATCAGAAAGAAAGTTATTAGAATTTTTCCAAGTTGGGCTAAAGGGTAAAAATCATAGATCCTTATATGTTCCATTGCCAGCAGATAGCCCAGACTCAAAGGTTGAATTTAAAATGGAGCCAGTTGAGGCAAATACTCAAGAGTCATCATTTAATAAGTATCGACAGGCAAATAGAGATGAAATCCTATTGGCACATCGTGTACCAATTAATAAAATTGGAGTACCAGAGGGTGTAAGCCTTGCAAATGCTCGTGATGCTGATAAAACATTTAGAGAGCAAGTCTGCGCTCCAGCACAAATGATTTTAGAAAAAATATTAAATAAAATTATTGAAGAAAAGACAGATGCTTTATTAATTAAATTTAATCAACTTACTCTTACTGACGAAGATACTCAGTCTAAAATTGATGAAAGATATTTAAGAATGAAGGTAATTACCCCTAACGAAGTTAGAATTAGAAAGGGTATGGTTCCTGTAGATGGCGGAGATGAGATGGTTGATTTAAAGGCTCAAGATGCAGCAGAAATTACGGCTCAAGCCACAAATAGCAGAAAAAGAACTCAAGATAGAAATGCAACTTCTCCAGATAATTCAGGAGAAGGCAGAAATGCAAAAGGCGACGGAAGACAGGTTGACTAGACCCACTCAACTACTATTTGCCTTTTTATCTATAAGTCGCTAAAATTAAGCATATGAATATTGAAAAATCACATTGGTCTTCCAACGGTGAAAACATCCAACTATCGGTTCCTTTTACAAAGGTAAACCGTGAGAAAAGAACTGTATCAGGTTTTGCAACATTAGACAATGTTGATCAGACTGGCGATGTAGTTACATCAGAAGCTAGTTTAAAAGCATTCGAAAGTTTCCGTGGAAACATTCGTGAGATGCACACTCCACTTGCAGTTGGCAAAATGCTTTCATTTAGACCAGAAACTTATTACGATCCAATCTCAAAGGGTTTCTTTAATGGAATTTATGTGGATGTATATGTATCAAAAGGTGCAAATGATACATGGGAAAAATGTTTAGATGGCACACTTACAGGATTTTCAATCGGCGGAAAAATTACAGAATCAGATAATGAAGTTAACAAAGCAACTGGACAACAGGTAAGATTTATCAAGAGCTATGATTTAATGGAATTATCAATAGTTGATTCTCCAGCAAACGAATTATGCAACGTACTTTCAATTTCTAAAATGAATGGTCAACTTGTATTTAAGGGAATGGCAGCGGAGACTGTAACAGAAAATATTTTTTATTGTGAAGAAAGTAACTCTGTATTTATGTCAACAGAGAAAACATTTGACTCTCCAGTTTCTGGAAAACCAGCAACATTAATTGGTTGGGTAGAAAGTTCAGATGTAAATAAATCAAACGAAATAGATAAAATTCTTGATTCATTTAAGAAGTCAAGATTACCGTTGCCTGAAACACAAAAAATTGCAAAACAGGCAAACGTAGAAGGAGGTAATGAAGTGTCAGATGTACAAAAAGATGTGGTAGCTCCAGAAGTTACTGCCGAAGAAACATTAGTAGTTGCTGAAGAGGCACCTGCTGATGCAGATGCTGCACCAGCAGCAGACGCTTCTGCCGATTCTCTCGAAAAAGCAGCCGATGTATCAGAAGTTGAGGTTGATGAACCTGATTTTGCAAAGATGATGGGCGATCTAAAAGGCTTTTTCTCAGAAACTCTAGCTAAGGCTACAGAGTCAAATGCTGCACAGGTGACAGAAATTAAGTCAACTGTTGAAAATTTCAGCAAGGCCGTAGAAGTTAGAATTACAGAGTTGGCAGAACAACACACAGCATTAAGCAATGCTGTAGCAGATATCAAGAGCACGATTGATGGTGTAACAAAGCGTGTCGATGCAGTAGAATCAGAGACTGCAATTAAGAAGTCCTCAGATCTTGGCGGATCTCAGGAAGTAACAATAACAAAATCTAAATGGAACGGTTCTTTCCTCGGTACCGTATCAGATTTAATTCGATAATAAGGTAGGTGAAAAATATAATGAGCAATGAAACATTAGAAAAAGCAATTGCAGCAGGCACAACAGCCACTGGCACATTTGCATCCGCCACAGGCGGAACAGGAATCCACGAAGCATCAGAAAATGGTAATGGTGGATTACTAAACCCAGAGCAATCAGCTCGCTTCCTCGACTATATGTTCGATGCAACCGTAATTGGTAAAGTCGCACGTACTGTTAGAATGAAGTCTGACACAACCGAGATTGATCGTATGTCCGTTGGTGAGAAGCTTATGAAGCTCGCAACAGAAGGAGATAACACAGCAGCTAACGCAGCAGTGACATTCTCAAAGATCTCTCTTACAACAAAGAAACTTCGCTTGGATTGGGAGCTTTCAACAGAGTCTCTAGAAGACAATATTGAAGGTCCAGACCTAGAAGATCACATTGCACGCATGATGGCAACACAGGCAGGTAATGACATTGAAGATGTAGTCCTTAACGGAAATACATCACTATCATCAGATAACCTATACAAGGCATTTGATGGCGTTGTAAAGAAGGCTAAGACAAACGCACACGTAGTAGACGCAGCAGGAGCTGCTATCTCTCGTGCAGTATTTAACTCAGCTCTTAAAGCACTCCCACGTAAGTACAAGCAGCGCAGAACAGATCTTCGCTTCCTATCAGGTTCAAACTTGATTCAGGATTACTTATACTCAACATCACAAAACATCCAGAACGTCAACCCACAGGATATTGCTTCAGGCATCATTCGTGGTGAGGTTGCTCCAGTTTCAGGTCCAGCAGGATATGTAGCTCCATACGCATTTGGTATTCCAATCGTTGAAGTTCCATTGCTACCAGAAACACAGACTGGTGACTATTCAGCAGCATCAGGTTCACACGGTGATATCCACTTAACATTCCCAAATAACGTTGTTATTGGTGTTAAGCGTGACGTAACTGTATACCGATTCTTCTGGCCTCGTAAGGACTCAATTGAGTATACAATGTATACTCGTGTTGGCGTCCAAATCGAGCAAGCAGATGCTTGGGTTGTAGTCAAGAACGTAAAAGTTGCTTCATAATTTAATTTATTAAGAAAACTTGCAAGAAAGGCCCCTAATTAATTTTAGGGGCTTTTCATTTTAATTGAGTAATGCTATAATTAAATAACTTAGACTAAGGAGATTTTATGTCATTTGATACATTGAAGGTATCTGAGTTAAAAAAAATCGCAGAAGATTTCGGCGTTGACACAGAAGGTTTAAAGAATAAAAACGATATAATTGCAGCTTTCACAGAAGAAGGCGTCACATGGTCAGTATACCAAAAGACAATTAAAGATATTGAAGAAGATTCAGAAGAGATTGAAGTCTTGCCTAGATTTAATTCAAAGAAAGAATTAGATGAAGACGACGTCCTTGTTAGAATGACAAGAGCTAACTTCAGATATGATATTCAAGGTCACACATTTACAAGGGAACATCCTTTTGTGGCAATGGATCCAAGAAAAGCACAAGAAATTTTTGATAAGGAGGAGGGTTTTAGATTAGCTACTCCAACGGAAGTTCAAGAGTACTACAGCTAAAATCCATGTGATATGGCAGAAGTATATAAGGATAAGTACGAACCGATAAAAACCATTCTTTTTTGGAATGGAGAAAACGTAGATGGTGATGGAACTGTATCTGTTGCATTTTATGATGTTACTGAAGATCCAAGCATAACGCCATCAATTAACCCAACAACTGTAATAACAACTATAATTGCAGACAAGCAGGAAACAAATATTGGTTCTTATCAGGTTAGCCTGCCAACTAGTTTTACATCTAGAGAAAGACGTTTTAAGCTAGTTTGGTCTTATCAGGTTGGTGGAGTTGCGGCTTCAAATACAACATATGTTGATATAGTCGTTCCATATGCATCAATTGCTGAAGCCTTAGAAGTTTTAGATATTGGAATTGATTCTAGTGATCCAAATTATAAAACATATACTCAGTTAAAGCAGGCAGAAAAATATGCTCGTCATTTAATTGAAGACTATACTGGTCAAGAATTTCACACAT